TCGAAAAGTCCAACCCCAAGGAGCGCCATTACCAAAAGTACTACCACCAACATCTAAAGAATATCCAGTGATAACTTTAGTAGTTCCAAAATCCATTGAAAGATACCAAGTATCAGTATCGTTTGTTCCACTACCAGTTGCAAATTGTGATGTGTTATTTGCAAAAGCTGTAGCTGGTCCATAACTACCACCAGCAGTTGAACTAGCAGCAGCAGTACCACCAGAATAAGAAATTTCAGATTGTGTTGTACCAACAGCACTTATGTATTCAGAACTATTTCTTTCAGCATTAGTTAAACTTGTAATTTTAGTTGAATCTTGAAAAACATCGAAAGAGGATGAGTTAGTGTTAGAACCAGATAAATTCTCTTGTGTGTGAACTCTCAATCCTAAAGTAGATAAATCATTTATGATTTGGTTATCATCAAAAGTTGTTGCGTGTTGATTTACATTAGATGCTGCAATTCTAGCATCAGCAAATGTACCTGATGTAATTGCTGAAGTAGGAAATGAATATTTTAAATCTTTATAATTACCCATATTATTTATCCATTAATAGCCAACCTTGAGAAGCTCCTGAATAAACTAATCCAAAAGCAGCTCTTTCAGTGCTTACTGTCATGTCAGATGTAGCACCTTGAATTTTGTGACTATTCCTTCCAATAGTTATGTTATGTGTATCTGCTGTAGCAGAAGAGTCAATAAATCTTATTTCATCTCCTAGTGTTGCCGAACCTGGTAAAGTAGCTGTAACTGCTCCACCTGTTGTATTTATAAAATAACCTTCACCAGCTACTGCATTAAAATTAGCAGTTTTTTCAGCTTGCCAAGAAGTTCCACCAACACCAGTTGGTAATTGAACCGTTGCACTAGATGCATTTAAAGTAGAACCAGATGCTAAAGTAAGTGTTGCACTTGCAGGAACTGTGATTGTATCACTTGCTTCTCCTATTTGAAGAGCTGTACCTGACTGTGGTATGACCTTATCTACTTCAATCTGACTCATAATATAAATAAGTTACCTGTTATTGTTAAAGATCCTGTAACTGTTACAGGACCGGCTAAAACACCAGAGTCCATAGTTTGAGTATCACTAATAGTAGCATTATGTGTAGTCACATAAGATGTAGGATCCATGCTGGGAGATGGCGCCCTCTTTGCTGGATACGTACAAAATACATCTTTAGTGCCTGCAGAAAAATCTACTTTGTTATCACTATTTGAGCTTTCTAAAACTGTGTCCCTTGATAATGTATCAGGAGATGCATCAGTAACAGTACCTATTCCTACTTCAAATTCCGTGCTACCTGACTGCATTGTAATACAGTAGTATGTAGTATTAGTAGTCCCAATGGCACCAACAAAAGTTTGAAAACCAGTGCTTGCACCTGCAAGATTTATAGTTCCTGTTCCTGTTGATGTCGTGGTCTCCTTAACACGATCATTGATAATCAATGCCATGTTAAACTCCTACGATAATCTTAGTATAGCTGTACTAGTTGTTGGGTTCGGAAACTGAACAGTAAATGTACCATTGGTTGCTGTAAAATCAGAACCAAAATTTAAAATACAAACAGCATCAGTTGTTCCTGATCCACCAGCTGTAGTGGTATTATAAATCATAGCACCCCTAGCTGTAAAACTCGCAGATGTCCACTGAGGATCAGTTGAAAAATCTACGAAAGCTGTTGAGGCACCAGAACCACCTGTAACTGACTGACCTGCTAATGCTAATCCGCCTGCTGTGTAAGCTGTACCTGATGTATTTGTTGTTTCATTACTTGTTGAATAATCCGTTGTCGATGCTCCTAAACTTGCACTTGAAGTAAACAATGCAATCTTAAAAGTATGACCACCATTTGCAAAATTATGCTTACCTTCTAACAGTTCTTGTTTGAAAGTGTTACATACTGCTTGTGCTATTGCCATCTTTAACTCCTTCTACGGTTGTTGCGATTTGAGAGGCGTCCTTAAAACACCACTCATATATTCATCTCTTCTTCCACGGCCTTGCTGTTCAATTGCTAAGTCTTGTATGGCTTTCATATAAGACTGCTCATAAAGAGCAAGTAAATCGTAGGGGCCTTTGAGATATTTAAAGGCCTCGCAGAGACTCGCATACAACAACGTCCTTGGAGCATTTGTACTGACCCAGGTAGTCGCGTTGGTAGACGATAATCCTGTTGGTAACTTATTTAAAGCTACTTCTATATTATATGCAACATCTGGCGTTGGCGCAAGATATATGTTTCCTGCTTTCCAGTTTGCATAATAAATTGGAGTATCTGTAGCTGTTCTATCTGGCCAATATTCTTGCATAAAAGTAATGTCTTTTTGTTCCAAAGTTCTTCTAGTATTAGCTAAACTTTGACCATATATTTGAACGGATCGTATTAATGCAAAATCAGCTACGTTTAGACCAGGTAAAGATACAAAACCATTACCTGCTGTTAGTGCTGCTATTTGATAAGATCTAAATGCATCAAGATCAACTTCTCTAAATATTCTATTTTCTGCATGCTCTATAAAATCATTTACTATTGTTGTTGTAAGAACATTACTGTCTGTTTCTGTGTATGCTCTAATTTGATCTACTAGTTCTGTATATGTTGTCATCTATCCCTCTATTGTTACTGGACCTGAAGTACAAACAGATCCTCCAAATCTATCATTTGCTTCTACTGATGTTCCTGCAGAAGCTGTAAAATGATATTCATCAGGACTGTTTACAGGAACAGTTATTAAATATCCAAAAGCATTTTCTAAAACATTTTCTGTAAATCCATTACCTGGATTACAGTTTCTAAATCTTACTCTATCACCTGTAGTTCTACCGTGATTATTTTCAATTACATAAATTACATTTGTTGCAGCAGCTTTATTATAAAAAGGATTACCAACTAATAATCTCGCAGCAGATGTTTCTACACGATCCGGTCTTGCGTCTTGTAAAGCTTGGGGATCAGGTGCAATTCTTATTGGTTGAAGTTGTGGTTGTTTAGCTTCAAACTCTGTTCTATGAACTAAAGCTCCAGTCCACTCTCTTACCATTTCTTTGTAAGGAAAAGCAAAACCAGATCTATCCGATATAGCTTGAGAATTTTTGCCAGAAGAAAATTTTCCCATCTTAACCTACTGACGGAAAATATGATTGAGGAGTTAAAAATAAACTTGTTCTTGCACCATCTTGATCAGCTGCTCTTTTCCATTCATCTTCATATAATAATTTTAATGCTTGCATTCTTTCAGGTGCTTTTTTCTGTGAAAGATAAAATGCAAGTCCTGCAGTCATACAAGGTAAAAATCTAAAAGGTATTTCTGCATTATTTGTATATGCATCCGCATCTGATAATCTTATCATTGCATAATATTTTAAAGTATAAGTTCCACTAGCAGGAACTGCTGGATATAAAAACATTGTAGGATTTATTTCTCTTTGAAAATAATATTGAGATGGTCTGCCAGAGGTAGCTTTATTTGGTAAATTAAAATAAGTAGCCCTACTTATTGAAGTAGCTGCAAAATCATTTGTGCCATCATTAATTACTACATCTGTTACATCTATTATTTGTTGTGCTGCATCTGCACCTGATCCAAAAAGACTTGTACCAGTTACTGATTGAGCATTTGCTGTTAATGTTTTGGTAGTTTGTTGAATAGTCCATAAATTAAGACCTCTGTTTGCCCATTCTGCAAACATTAAATTTAAACTTCTTTTTGCCGTTTTAAGATCATATCCGTCACGAACCATTAACCCACATCTTTCGTAGGCTTCTTGTATTATGTCATTTACGGCTAAATCAAAATTTTTACTGTTAGAATAAGTCGGCATCTATCTTCCCTGTCTATTATATTTCTTCCAGCAACGTCTTTTATGTTTATTTTTAGGACGAGACCTAGAAGAAGAGCCTATACTAGTCCTTTTTTTGATGGGTGTAAAGTATTCGTTAGAAGGTGTTTTAGCCATACTACATTTGTGATAAAGGATTTTCCAATGCTAGCTTTATTCGTTTTTCTATCTTTTCTTCTAGCTCAGTCATGGCTTGCTCCAACTTATCCGTTAATCTTGCCATGTCTTCCTGAATGTCCTTCGTGGTATCTCTTAACTCCTGGTTGGTTTCTCTCGAATCTTCTTTAACTAATTGCTCTACATCATTCACTATTTTTTCTACTCGTCTTACATCTTGACGTAAATCATTTTTAAGTTCGTTTGCAACATCAGAAACTAATCTAATTTCAGACATAATCATTTCCATTTCTTGCATGATCATATCCACTTCAGTTTGTATAATATCTGTTTTGCTATTTAATTCTTCTTTTGTAAGGGCTATCTCTTTATCAAAGCCAGATAGATCTGGCGCAACATATTCTTGTATCTGTTCTTTCATTGTTAGGTAATCTTTGTAAAACTCAAAACCACCCCACAGTCCACCACCTAGTGTGGTCAAAGCTGTTAGAATAACAAAGATCTTCCCGCCTTTGAACTTCAAACCCGCAAATTCTACTTCTGCCATTGTAACTCTATCATATCATTCATCATACCATCACTACCACCAAATAGAAACCATTGTGCAATATTATTATTTTCTATTTGTGTATCCGGTATCATATAGTCTGTAAAAAAATCTAATCGATCCTCTAATTGTTTTTGTGACTCAAAAAAAGTTTTAGAATCACCTAAAACTTGCATCACGATTAATGTTTTTAGCTGATTTGTAGAATCATATCTACCTTTATCACCCATCTTTTGTACTATTTTTTTCGCTGCTTTTTCTTTTTTAGATTCAACTTGTTTTTTTGGTTCTTCTTTTTTCTCTACTTCTGTAGGTTTTTCATCAGATTCTTCATCTTCTTTCGATTGTACTTCTTCTTGTTCAGTATCACTCTCATCTTCCACAGAGGATTCTTCAACAGGTTCGCTATCGGATTCTGTTTCTTCTGTTGTTTCTGGCTCATTATTTGTTTCTTCTACCTCAGGTTGCATTTCAGGTTCTGCTTCTACCTCAGGTTCAGGCATACTTTCAACCTCTGTTTCTGTTTCCATTTCAGGGGTGCCTTCTGGCATATCCATTTCAGGCATATCCATTTCAGGATCTGGTAGTTCTAAATCTGGCATTTCTAATTCCATCTCCATTTCAAACTCCATCTCCATTTCAATATTTGCCATCTCCATTTCAGGCATATCTACTTCCATAACAGGCATTTCAAAATCCATTTCAAAATCCATCTCCATTTCCATCTCTACTGTCTCATATGAAACATTCATGTCAGGCTCATCAAACTCTGGTTCAAAATACATGTCATCACCAGGAGTATCTGGAACTATAATATCATTGTGTTCAAAAATATTTTCTACAATATCTATAACTTCTGTTTCTGTGCTACCACCCATGGCCACCCACATTTCAACTGTTGTAATTTGTTCTGTAACTATTGTTGATACAACGTTGTATAATACATTGATTGTAACATCATCAAAAAGCGGGCCAATTGCAAGGTTGATATCACGTCCCGAAATTTCTATTGTTAATTTTGTAATTGTCCCTGCAAAATCAAAACCGCCTGCGTACTCTTGAAAACCACTAGTTACACCTGATTCTGATAATATGTCTGTTCCAGCAAATATATTTGTATTGCCATTTTTTCCTGTGATGTGCATGACAATACGATCTTGTGAATCTCTTTTATCAACTTTTATTGTGTAATTTGTTCTGCCACCATTTTCTATGTCAAGTGATGATATGTCGACAGTTTGAATAAATGTTGTGCCCATACCTGACACACCCATTGTAGATGTTGAATTACCTGATCCAGTGATTTGAGCGCATCTATCTGAACCTAATTCGCCACAAGTATTACCAGTAGGCATAGAAGCAGGGCCTTGCCCACCCCAATCTTGGTCCATGTCCCCTTCGTATCTAGGTTGTACAAAGCCATTATCTCCATCAAGTATATCACCTGAATCTTCTGTAGTTACAGTTGTCGTAGTTGTCGTAGTTGTGGTCTCTGTTATTATTGTGTAGCCATCAGCACCGTGTTCTGTAGTTTCAACTATATCTTCTACGATGGTTTCTTCTACTCCAGGTGTACAAACACCAGAAGCAGTTACTGGACACTCAGCTCTAAGGGAAGAAGGCCACGATGCCAGAATGCATAACCATAGCAGCAATAATAAATTTTGCCAATTTAGATGCATCGCTATCTACTCCTTCTTTTACTTTCATTTCTTTTATTTCTTGATTCCATTTTGCATATATCAAACTACCCTCTGGAATCATATCCATATTAGCTTTCCAACCCTCAGAGGCTTCTTCTCCAATGGCACCCATGTATGGACAACTTGTGCCTGCCATAGCCATTGAATCCCAAACGCGTGGATCTTGACATAACAAACTTACGGCTGCAACTTTCATGCCTGAAGCATATAATGATCTTGATAATTTAATTCTTTCACAGTTTTCATCAGTCACCGTAATTCCCGACGAAATTCCGAGAATCTGGGTTTGCACCGCCCCGGCTACCGCCGTCTTACAAACGTCAGAATTATTAACCACCACCGATGGCGAACTCGCTGTCGGTGGTGCTTTATCTGTTACTACCGTGCTACTGACAGTTGTATTTGTATCAGCTGCAAATAAGGGGAAAGATAATAACAAAAATATTGTTACTAGTAATTTCATTAGTTGTAATTTTTCAACAACTCTAAAACAATTGTAGCTGTGTCACCATTTGTTACAGAAGTAAAATTGACTTCTATGTTACCGTTGTGTCCACCACTTTTAGGATTTTTTAATCCACCAATTGAACTCCAGTCTTGATCCTCTGCAAAATTACATGCTAAGGCTAAATCATTTGATCCTGCCCAAACCAATTCTAAAGTTTTAGTTACCGCTGTATTGTTTACAGACCACCAAGCTTTGTTAATTGCTAAACTAGTACAAGCATTTCCACCTTTATTTTTAACTAAATTTGCTACGTTAATAGTATGTGTTTCTGCTGTGGTAGATGCAATTCTAAAATTACAATAGATGATAGCTTTTCTATCTCCATCAAATTGTGTTACTATTACTTTACTCATATTGTCTCCTATTAAAGGGTGAGGCCATTACACCTCACCCAGAGTTTGTTTATGCTAAATTATTATTTTGTATGTACAGAACCGTTACTGTAGCTGCACCTGTAGTACCATTACCATTAGCTGCTGTGTAAATTGCATTAACAGTTTGATCAGATGTGCCAATATCAGTACCATCAGCACCAATTGTGCCTCTAGTTGTAGCTACAGCTTTTACGTTTGTAGCTGCAAGATACTCGTCATCATCACCTGCGTGACCAATTTTTACAGTCGCTGCGCCACCATCGTTAGATACAGTTGTAACATTTAAAATTACATCTACTATCTGTGAGTTGGCAGGAATAATTCCTACAGCTGTTGTGTTAGTAGCACCAATAATATCTATTACTGCTGATTGAGCCATCAATACAGATCCTGTATTGATACCTGTTCCTTCTCTTACGGTACCAGCCTTTACCGGACCTGAAAATGTAGTTGTTCCCATGTCAACCTCCTTATAGTTGTCGTTTAAGTCGTGGGTATATTACTTTTAAAATAAAAAAGGCGCTCTTACAAGCGCCTTCTTCACCTAAGAAAGATTTAGTTTATTTTACGAACCTTGAGATGCATATACACATCTAGGATCAGAGAAACCAAAGCTATATCTTTCACGAGCTTTGTATCTCATGTTTCCAGTGTCAAAATCACCTTCCATAGCAGTTGTAATTGGTGTTCTTACAAAATGCTTGAAGCCGTTTGGAGCATCTGTTTTGATAAAGAATGCATCGGTATCATTTAGATAATGATTCACTACGTATCCTTGAGGAATGTATCCTGAATTGTTGAATACGTTGATGTCATTATCCGCAGTACCCACTCTACCAGCAGAATTCATTAATCTGTCTGCAACGAATTGTAGAGCAGATGGAATGATCATCTTCTGTGGTTTTAATGCAATTTTTAAGCCTCTTTCATCAATGAAAGCTGCAATATCAATTACTGCTTGCTCGAGAGAAGTCTCGTTTAAGTCAGCATCTGTTGCACTTCTATTTGAGAAATTGCCACCTGTTAAAGTTGGGTGAGCAGTGGATGCTAATGATACACCATCTCCTCCAAAATCAGCAGCGTTAGCTGAGAATGCATTATTAAGA